CGTTTAATGAATTTGGAGGTAATCAGAATTTAATTAACGAGGAAAATGTAAAAAACAACCTTAAGACCCTTGAGGCTGAATACAGTAACACGGTTAAAAAATTAAAGGAAACAAAATCTCAACCAGCGCTATCAGATCCCCGACTAGAGACTGACAGACAAACTAAAATCAGAAAGTTAAGACAAGAACAACTCCAACAATCTTTGGGGATGTTGAAAGTCGAGAAAGAAGCCTGGGATGCTCATACTCAAACCGTTTTAGGGAATATTGCCAAAGAAAACAACGCCCAATTATTAAGCATAGAAAAGCAGATTAATAGCGGTAACGTACTGAGGGAATTAGAGGGGGCTGCAAGTGCTACCGATAAAGTTCAGGAGTTGCAAGTTCTACTTAGTCGAGAAAAAGACATTAATAAGCAAGCCGAGTTAAGGTTGTCCCTAGAGAAAGCTATCAGGGAAGAACGGGAAGCCTGGGGAGCATTGGGGATTGCCGAAATTGAAGCAATTAACAATCTTGAGTTAATCGCCTTAAAAAATCTGCTAAACCAAGGGAAAATTCTCAAGGAAGAATACGATCTAAAAATAGCACAGCAAGCCATAGAAACATTGCAAAAACGAATTAGTTTAGAGACGGATGTTGGCAAGAAAATCAAGCTCCAATTACAGCTAGTTGAAGAACAAGGGCGGTTGATTGATGCAAACGTAAGGAGATACGAAGCAGGGTTAAACAAGGAAGCACAAGCCTACGAGAACACCATTAAACGCCAGAATAATGAACTAGACAATCAGAGTCGGAAATTCGATATTCTCAATAAAGCCCTTCAGATGCGTTCGGAATTACAGGACGCACAGAAGGGGGTGTTTGACGCGGCTAATAGCTTTTACTCAGGGGAATTAGATGCTTTAGTCCAAGGGGAACGCTCCGAACGGAAGAAAAAACAACTTGCAGAATTAATCTCGGCTATTAAATTAAAATCAGCTATGCAACAAGCTGAGTTTGATAGACAAAGTCTGATATCCCAACAATTAATGAAAACCATCGAGTTTGAACGGGAGAAAATAGCTGCTAGAAGGGCGCTGAATGATGCGAAAATTGAAAAAAGAAAAGCTGATAATGCTCTTAAAGTAGCAAAAAAAGATCCTAGAACAACTCCAGAACAATTAGAGGAGCTGCAAACAGCAGCAGATATAGCAGAAGAGAACGTTGGCTACCAAGAGCAAAATTTAGGTTTATTACGGAAACAAGGCATTATCCAGTCAAAAGTTTTCAAACTCCAGAGAGAAGCGTTAGAATTCCGCAGTCAAGGGGCTATTCGTTCGGCACAGGTAGACTTAGCGAACAACACCAGTAACAGATCATTGAGACGACAGCGTTTTGCTGATATTACATCCAGTGTGCTTGATAGTTTTGGAGTAGACAGTATAAATGATCTAACGGGTCGAGCCGCGGCGACGGGAGAACAAGCCCTCAGAGAAAGTGGATTAAGGGGGGGTAGAAGACTTCCAGGGGGATTATCAGCAGAAGAACAGATGCGAAGCCTTAGAGGGGATTCTGGGGAGTTTTCTGGTGCAACAGGTAGCGCACCTTCTGAAATCTACAAACTAACTGGCGGACTCGGTGGGGGGTCGGCATCATCTCCTCAATTAACAGATCCTCTCAAACTTCCCTCTGCTTTGTCTCCCGTCCTATCCCCCATCGTCTCCCCAGACTTCTCACGGGCATTGCAGCAAGCTACAGGGAAAGGTCAAACGACAATTTCTCCAACAATAAATATCCCGATTACCGTAATCGGCGATCAAAAAGTGGGAGAATCAATTAAGAAACAGGTTGAACCGAGGTTAGAAAATGTTATTCAACAAATGGTTAATCTCTCCCGTAATTAGTAGAGCCAATGGCATTCCCCATGGTGTTGTTTTGCCCCGTGAGTCTGAAGCTGAATGTGATAGCAAAAAGGGTAAATTTTCAGCGTCTATTCATAATCAGCAACCCTGGGAAAAAGAGTATACATGGACTAAGATCAAGGGATGGTGGATTGATAATTAATTATGACTATTAAGATTAATTATAGACTGAAAATATATACAATATTAAACCCCGTAAAACATTGTTATTTTACGGGGTTTAAATAGTCTGAAACTATTGATTTATGTTCACTTGACGCGATCGCCAATAGCTCGAATCAATTTAGTGGCGTACCATTTCAACTGAGGGATATTTTTACCCCCGTTAGTAGAGTTTAAAATCAACTTACCCAACCCCTCACTACTGGATGTGAGTTGATATTGAATACGCCCCTTCGCGTCACGGGTCAACACTTGCAAGCCCAACTCACACAGCATTTTATTGAGGTCGCGGGGTGTCATTTTAACGCCACTCGCTTCAAACATCGAACAAACCTCTGTGACCGTTGACAGGGTTTCAGGGAGTTCGATACTGGATACAATTAACTTCTGAGCATCCAGATAAATCTCACGGTTTGTGGTGTCAATTTTGGAGGCGAGTGTAACCAGCCCCCAAGACTCCACGACGGGAGATTCTAACCCGCATAATGAGAGGGCTTTTTTAGCGTATTCCAAAGCGTCAAACGATGACGGTGAGGTGATAGCTCTTTGATGGGTGTAACTGCCAGTTTCTCGGATGGAAGGTAAGACTTCCTCAAAAACCCAGTCCTGAAACTTTTCAGCAGCCGGGAGACTTGACCGCATGATTAATTGATAAAGTCCAGGCTCACTGATAAAATTCGGGCTTTTACCCGGTTTACCTAAATCTAACTGCTGGTTATATTTACCTGAAACGTTATCCTGCAATGCTTTTGATGGATTTGCGTACCCCAAAGCCTTAGCAACTTGTGAAGCATTGAACCAAGGTTGACCGTCAATGACTATGACATCAAGGGAGTTTTGCTCGAAAACAAAAACTGATATACTTTGCATTAGTTGACCTGTGTATTAGGTTGACTCATCCCCCGGACATTTACAGTGTTGCGGGGGTATTCCTTATTATATCGGATTTTAAAGCTGGTAATTGGAATTAAGCCCAACCCGAATCCAGTCACAAAAAGAGGGAGTCGAAACCCCCTCTTTTTTGGTGATTACCTATTTTTAAAATTGCTAACCATATCTGGCTAGAGAATATTCCCTCTTCATCGCCTAATCGTTAATCCTTTCGGCTCCAAGGGCAGCTTTTGGCTTGCCGATCTAAACATCGGTGATTCCATTATATACAACTATAATTGGAAATGTCAACATATACGTTTCAATTTCTTAAATAGGTATGTCTAATTTTAGCGATAATGTGCGAACAAAGGAGTTTAAGCTCATTCTATCCTCGGAACAAGAGCGAACCCTAGAAGATTGGATGCTAGTCTGTAAGTGGGTTTGGAATCGTTCACTGGGATTGATAGAGGAATTTAACGAGTGGAACCCCTACGATAGAATATCAAAGTCTAACGTCCCCGCTACTCCCCTGCAACGATATGATCGCAAGCTCAAGCAATGGGTACGAATTGAGATCCCAGATTGGAAGATGGGGATTGAACGAGTTGAGAAGAAAAGGGGATTCATCCATCCCGTTGCTATTGATGAGAATAGTCCGGTTATTGACTCACTAGATTCTAAAAAATCAGTGCTATACGGATTTCTAAAAATGTTTGGACATCAACACCACAAAGATCGGATCGTGACTTATTTAATTAGAGGTGAGGAACGAAAAGTCAATTTCACCGACTGCCCTGCAAAATTTATCCAAGGGGTAGCGCATGAACTCTCGAAGGCTTGGGAGGGATTTCTGGCGGGTCGCCATAGTCGTCCCCGATTCAAAACAGCCAAAGATAAGGTGATGACTTTGATCCACTATAACGCCAGGGATCTAGGGGTTAAGGATGGTAAAATTAATATTCCTAAGTTGGGTTATATTGAAGTAATTGGGCTTGATAAGCGGTGGTATGGTTGCGATTTTAACCCGATGAAAATTTGCAAAAAAGCGTCGGGGTGGTATATACAATTAACTGCGTCCGTCCCTGTCAAACAAGCCAAGAAGACAGGGTTATGTTGTGGAATTGACCCCGGACATCAGTTTGTTATGGCATTGGATAATGGTCACACTATTGAGGCTGCACAACCATTGAAACGTGGGTTAAAACGTTTAAGAAAAATGCAGCAACAATTATCTCGCAAGTATCGAATGAACGGGGGGAAGACTAAGAACTGGGAGAAACTTAACAATAAGATTGCTAAACTTCACGAAAAGATCGCCCGTCACCGTCGATCTTTTAACCATTGGCATTCGACTAATTTAATTAATTGGTTTGATGTGATTTTTGTAGAAGATTATAAACCCGCCAATGTTTACCGAAAAGCTAAAGCTAAGGCAAAACTAGATACAGAGGGGGCTCCAATGGTAGCTGCAAATGGTACGGCTATCTATGAGAAGAACAATCAGAAACGCAAGCGGGGAAGTAATAGAACAGGAAATGATGTGGCTATCGGTCAGGCTATTGATCTATTAGAAACCAAGGGAAAGGAACACGGAAAGTTAGTAATTCGGGTCGATAATTGGGGGACTACTTTATGTTGTGCAAAGTGTGGACACCAAGAGAAGAAAAAACTATCACAACGAACTCACAAATGCTCTAATTGTGGCTATACTGTGGCTCGTGATGTTAACTCAGGACAGAATATTAAACTGAAAGGTTTGGCTCAAATGGCAATCAATCAAGGTGTGGAGTTATCCGATAATTTCTGGTATAAATTCTTGATTGATAAAAATTCGGCAACCCCTAGCGGTTCTAAGAAGGCGACCAAGAAAAAGCCTAAAAAGTCAGACACCGTAATCATTCCAGATGATTTGTTTAAAAATGGGGTTCACGAATTTTTGATCGGTGAAACTGCCAAAACTCGTGCTATAATAAATGAAATGAGCTTAGGTAATTTCGATAGAAACGCCTGAAACACTTGCGGATTAAGCTCTCGCAATAGGTGATTATCTGGTTTAAGGATTGAAACCTCCCTCCTGGGGTGTGTAGGATTGGTATTAATCCGACTCGCAATAGGTGATTATCTGGTTTAAGGATTGAAACTTATTGAATCCTGTGCGATCGCCACACTTTCGGGCTTTGATCTCGCAATAGGTGATTATCTGGTTTAAGGATTGAAACAGAAGATAATTTGAGTCCCCCCTTTACTTTTGAATTGATCTCGCAATAGGTGATTATCTGGTTTAAGGATTGAAACACAACGGCTCCCATATTGAGTTTCAAATACTTTTCCCTCGCAATAGGTGATTATCTGGTTTAAGGATTGAAACGCGACTGTTCAACACCGGAATTAAATATAATTCCCGCTCGCAATAGGTGATTATCTGGTTTAAGGATTGAAACTTTCCCATAACTTATCCGGCGGTTGCTGTTTAGAGAACTCGCAATAGGTGATTATCTGGTTTAAGGATTGAAACTCAAAACCCATACACAGAGGGAGTGCCGGGTAAGTCGCTCGCAATAGGTGATTGCCTGTTTTAAGGATTGAAACAACGGGTGGGAATCCATTTTTATTAATGATTTAATCAAGCTCGCAATAGGTGATTATCTGGTTTAAGGATTGAAACCAGAAAATCAGATTGATTGTATCATAATTGACCCGTTAGATTTCTCGCAATAGGTGATTGCCTGTTTTAAGAATTGAAACATCCATGTTGAATAGTTGGATTGCTTGACAACAATACTCGCAATAGGTGATTGCCTGTTTTAAGAATTGAAACTTTAACCCTTCTACAGCATCACTGGATGATATTAAGCCTCGCAATAGGTGATTGCCTGTTTTAAGAATTGAAACTATATCAGCGATATGGCCGGGCTTTATGGGTATTGCTTGGAGCACTCGCAATAGGTGATTGCCTGTTTTAAGGATTGAAACATATCGAGATTAATTCATTTGAAAATACTCCCATTGCTGCTCGCAATAGGTGATTGCCTGTTTTAAGGATTGAAACGATTGAATTTGAGCTACCATGTCATTAAGTCCTTTAACTATTTCTCGCAATAGGTGATTACCTGTTTTAAGGATTGAAACGATTGGAGTCGGTTGGGAAGCCTTGCAAACGTTACCTCGCAATAGGTGATTGCCTGTTTTAAGGATTGAAACAGGAGATAGGGGTATTTTTCAACCCCGTTGTTTTTACCGACCAAGGGACGCTCTAGCATCACTCAGTATCTTGTTCATCTGGGCTTCCGTAATATCAAAGTCGGGTGTGTTGGGTCTGATGCGCCCGTTGCTGAATGCTTTCCCTGCGTAGCTGCGAATTACGGGGATTGTAGCGGGTCGGGGTCGGGTTTGGGTTGTTACAGGTCGCAAGGTTTTGTATGCGTTCATCCACTTATTAGTCTTGACCGTTGCCCAATTCCCGTTAAGGACTACACCCTTCTCGGTACGGATGAAATGGACTGTTTGGCCGTTTTCCATTAATTCAGTCCAACCATAGCGGATTTCAATCGTCCCATCTGGGTGAACCATTTTGATTGTGTCGATTGTGATTCCGTCAAACGTTGAGGTGTAGCTTGAGATGATTTCGGTTGTGATTGTGGCGATTTGAGCTACCATGATATTTAGATCCTTAGTTGGGTTGGGTGGAGTCGGTTGGGTGTCCCTGGTAAGTTGCTCGACCGACTTTGTTTTACTTCTATGTTTTACATCTTAACCGATTTGTTTTACTTTGTCTAGTGGTTTTACTTTAGTATTACTTATAGGTTTATACTGTTTTACAGAATTACAATCAATTTTACTTATATGTCTTACTATTCGTTTTACATCGTGCTACACTTGAAGGTAAGACACAAAAGGAGTAAACCGATGGCGGCTAACAAATTAATTAACTTTCGATGCCCTGATGACTTACTTGCTGCGATTGAAGTCTACGGCAGGGAACACTACCCTAACGGTCGGGGTAATACTGATTTTGACCAAAGCAAAGCACTCAGAGATATTCTAATTTCTGGTCTGGAGAGTTTAACTAACGGGGAAGTGAAACTTGAGAGGGAACCCGTAAAATACAAGTCAGACAATAGCTCCTATGTGGAGTTGTTGGATAGGATTGCCAAACTAGAGGCGCAGCAACCCACAGCTATTGATCCAACTATTATGGCGCGGCTAGATGCGATGGAGGCTGCAATCGCATTTGAGAAGGTGATGGGGATTTTGAAACAAATTGAAACCCCTAGTTGATTTTTAATCGGAATCAAGCAATTATCACTAATTAAAAAGGGTAGAGATTGAACCTCTACCCTTTTTAATGTTTGGTTTTAACTAAGTATTCTGCTAATTACTCACCGATAATCATTTGGCGATCGCCTTTTTGATTTGCCCATAATTCCCGAACCTCGTCAACCAACTCCGCAGGGATATAGTCGGTTTGGACTGGACGCATTGCTTTAGAAATCAGGTGATCTTTACCGCAGGATTCTAACCACTTCTGAAATTCCTTTCCAGTTTTAAACTTTAATTCTTTGCCAAATTGAGCCAATGACTTCCCACGAAATACAGCTAACTGTTTTCCGTCTTCATTCATGACAACCGATTCAAACTGGGTTTCAGTTTCTCTCACCACCGCTTCACGACGACCCTGGATGAGTGCCAAGGTTCCCGCCCCATGAAGTGAAACAATGGCAGAACCGGACTCCAAAACAAGTCGTTGATCTCTCATGCTGTTGGCTTGAGCTTCGGCAATTCTGACTTGTAACCGGAGAAATTCTAGCTCATCATTTTGTTGGGGGATGACGGTTTCAGCTTCACGGGTTTTGATAACGAAGTAGGCTTGAGCTTGTGCAATTTCCGGTTTGCGGGGGTCGCCGTTCATCGCAACTAAATAACAGGCATATCGGGATAGCTTACAATCCTCTTGAGGGCGACCCGAAGTTTTTGCCACCTCCGGCAAAAAGTCTTTACTGACTGAGTTTCCGGCATTTTGTTGGGATAGAATAGCTCGGTCAATTGCATCAGCAAATCGTCGGTATTGCTTATATCCCAACAGTCCCATTAACTCCCGTGCCATCCAATACTCGCAGCCTTCACGGTCAACGCGCTTAATGGAGTCAAAAGGGGATTTGGATTGATTGTGGTCTTGATTGCCAGACAATGCTAAACTAGACATAGGAAACCCTCCTTTGGGTTGTTATAAGTAATTTTTGAGAAAAGCTGGAGACTTACTACTTCCTCCGGCTTTTCTCATTCCTATATTATACACCAAATTAACAGGAGCTTGAATAAAAAACGGGGTATTTAGCAAGTAAATAATATTAAAATTGTGCGGTGGTAAATTATATTAAATACCCTACAATAATCCCTAGATATCCCCATTATCTTCATCTTCTAAACTTTGGATATGGTCAAATACTACGCCCGTTTGATAGATTTGTTCATGGAGTGTGGCAATGGCTTTAACCGTCTCTACTGCCATCCTTCCGTGAATATGCGTCCCTGATTTGGTTAACTTGCCACAGGCTTTCATTGGGTCATCGCTCTTGGATGCTTGACTATAAGCCTTTGCACTAACAGCAATAGAAGATGATGCGATTACGTCTAACCCACGCAAATAAACCTCCATCCTTTTGATTCCATCCTCAAGATCCTTTTTATACTTCTCTCTATTTTCCTCAATCATTGATTTAATTGCCTCCATTTTTTCGTTAATAATCTCTCGTTTCCTTTCTTCCCAAATGGGTTGTTTTTTCCAGTGTCTTATTATCCCTTCTGAAACTCCAATCTGACTGGCAACCTCTCTGTTGGACAGGGATGGGTTGTCAAGAAATGCCTTAACAGCATCTTTGATCAGATGTGCCTTACCTCCCTTTATTTCGCAACCTTACGCAATAACAACACTTTAAAGTTAACATAGTTGAAAACATTGCTACAACTTAAAATATGAGTAAACCTAAAATTACTGAGACTGATATCAGCAAATTGACTCCCGATCCGAATAACGCACGGAAAAGAACACCATTGTCGGCAAGCGTTATTAGGAAATCGTTAGAACAGTTTGGGGCAGCTCGAAGTATTGTTGTCGATGAAAATGACGTGATTCGGGCGGGTAATGGAACCTTTGAGGAGGCGGGTCAATTAGGGATTGAGAAGGTTGTCACCATTGAGGTAGATGGTAATACTATTGTTGCAGTCAAAAGGAGAGGATTGACTGAGGAACAATGGAAAAAGTATGCGATCGCTGATAATACGGCTTCTGATTTTAGTACATGGGATTATGAAATATTGGAGGAGTTGGCTCAAGAGGTAGATTATTCTGAGTTTTTCCCTGATGATAAATTGAATGAATTGTTAGAGTCATTGGGTAAAGGTGAAAGTTTTGGCAATACTGAACCCAAGGAAGATGGAAACCCAGAATCACCAGAAGATTTTAAGGAATATGGAGAAGATATCGAAACCGAACACTGTTGCCCTAAATGTGGTTACAAATGGTCTGGAGGTAAATAAATGAATACCAAACCCATTTATCGTGTTCCTCTAATGAAAGAGATAGAAGAAATCCCCTGGAACGGGTTTAATGTTGTTTCTACCTTTAGTGGTACTGGTGGCTCATGTCTTGGCTATCGGATGGCTGGTTATCGGGTGTTGTGGGCTAATGAATTTATTCCTGCGGCTCAGGATTCTTATAAAGCAAATCACCCGAATTCCATCCTTGATAGGAGAGATATTCGGTTGGTACAGCCAGAAGACATTTTAAGAGCAACTGGCTTAGGTGTTGGCGAAATTGACATATTCGATGGTTCGCCCCCGTGTGCAGCTTTTTCTAAAGCAGGTAAACGTGATAAAGGATGGGGTGTCGTAAAGAAATATTCAGATACCACGCAACGGGTTGACGATTTGTTTTTTGAATACACCAGACTAATCCAAGGAACAAAGCCTAAAGTATTTGTTGCTGAAAATGTAGCAGGTTTAGTTACAGGTGTTGCTAAAGGTTATTTTTTAGAGATACTGAGAACTTTAAAAGCCTGTGGCTACAAAGTTAAGTGTAAAGTTTTAGATGCTCAGTGGTTAGGTGTTCCACAGGCCAGGCAACGGACTATTTTTATAGGGATTAGAGACGATATTAACTTGGATATCGTCTACCCTATACCATGCAAAAAACAATACACTGTTAGGGATGCAATATCAAATCTAGGGATTGACAATAGTTTGTTTTATAAACTTCCTAAAGGTAAAATGTTAGATGTTTATATGAACACAAGAGATGACGAGAAAGGTAGATTTGAAGATGCACATTACAGATTGTACGGCAAGGAGTCTTATTTTAATTTTGCGAGAGCTTGTTGGGATTTACCGTCTAGGACTATTCTACAAAGTAGCCAGGGTATATGTCACCCAGAGATACCCAGAACATTTACTATTTCAGAATTAAAGCGTATCTGCGCTTTCCCAGATGACTTTATATTATTAGGTTCATTTGCTAAACAATGGGAACGACTGGGGCGTGCTGTTCCCCCTGTTATGATGTCACATATAGCCAAAACAATTCAATTAGAAATACTAGAAAAATGTGTGGATTAGCGGGTACATATAAATCCAGTGTAGATGTAGAGTCTATGCTTCTTAAAATAATACATAGGGGGCGAGATGACCAAGGCATTCACAAGCATGGCGATACTGTTCATGGTCACGTTAGGCTGTCTTTACTTGATTTAAGTTCGGCATCTAAACAGCCTTTTCTCTTGAATAATTCCACTCTTTCATTTAATGGTGAGATATGGAATTATAGAGATATAAAAAAGAAGTTACAAGACGATGGTTGTAGATTTAACACAACAGGCGACACCGAAGTATTGAGTCAATTTTTAGATATTTATGGTGTTTCGCAGTTAAATCAACTAGAGGGAATGTTTGCTTTTGCGTGGAGTAAGGAGCAGGAACATTGGCTTGTGAGAGACCGTTTTGGTGAAATACCTTTGTATCTGGCAAAAACGAATAAAGGGTATATCTGGGCATCTGAAAGAAAAGCATTTCCTAGTGGTGTTATACCTGTTTCCGTTCCTCCGGGCTATGCTTTTAATCTAGTAAAAGGCGAGTGGTTTCAATGGTATAAACTACCAGGAACAACACCACAGCAAAATATATTAGATTGCTTGAGTAGGGGTGTAGAACAAAGATTAAATGCCGATGCTCCGGTCTGCTGTCTTATATCGGGCGGATTAGATAGCGTCTTAGTTCTGCAAATAGCAAAGTCTATAAATAAAAACATCGTAGCTTTCACGGCAAAAATGCGTAACGATTCAAATGATTTACTAGCAGCCAGAAGGGTATGCAGTGAGTACGAAATTCAATTAATAGAAGTGCCAGTATCTATTGATTTGGATTCCTTAACTAACGCAGCTAAAGTAATAGAAATTAACAGCAAAGCTCAAATAGAGATAGCTTCACTGTGCCTACCACTGGCACAAAGGATAAGAGCAGAAGGTTTTAAGTCTTGCTTATCTGGTGAAGCTGCCGATGAGCTTTTTGGCGGTTATGGTAACTTCTGTATTCAGGCATCCAAAAGTACGAATACAGAAGTTATATCTCTTAGAAAAAGTCAATTAGCAAAAATGTCAAGGGGTAATTTTGTTAGGTGCAATAAAGCATTTATGTATGGTGGCGTTGAGTGTAGATTGCCATTTATGGATGTTAATTTAGTTGAATATGCCATAAACCTAAACCTCTCGCAATCACCAGCAAATAAGAAACTACTGAAATCCGCCGCAGCTAAACTACTGCCTAAGTGGGTGATATCCAGAGTTAAGGATACCTTTCAAGGGGGTAGTGGAGTCTCTACCTGGACAGAGGAAAATATAGCATCTCCAATAAAATTTTACAACAATGAACTAAAGAAAACTTTTGGATACTTACCCAAGGACTAATATGAATAATTATCACGTTCCATCTAAAGACAAATGGGAGTTTGACGAATCGGTAACAGATATTTTTGATGATATGTTAGCCCGTTCGATTCCCCAATACGAGGTAATGAGAAAAGCTGTTTCAAGTATTGCTTGTGAGTTTATGCAGTCTTCTGGTTGTGTAGTCGATATAGGCTGTTCAAGAGGTGAGCAAATAGCTCGTTTAATTCAATCCTATGGCGCGGGTTGTCACTATCACGGAATAGAAATTAGTGAGCCGATGATTGGTGCAGCTAAAGACAAGTTCAAAAACCATCATTGTGTCAAATTACATGAATTGGATTTGAGAAAAGATTGGTTAACCATTGAAAACATATCTGTCACTTTGTCTGTTTTAACCTTGCAATTTATTCCGATTGAATACAGGTTAGGACTACTTAAAAAAATCTATGATTCAACTCGAAAAGGCGGGTGTTTTATCTTGGTTGAAAAAGTTATTGGTGGGTCTGCTGATATTGACTCACTATTAACAAATCAATACTACAATTTAAAACACCAGAATGGTTACTCTGTCTATGAGATAGAAAGAAAGCGTTTAAGTCTTGAGGGTGTTTTAGTTCCTGTAACAGCTAATTGGAATGAAGAAATGCTAAAACTATCTGGTTTCACTGAAGTTGATTGTTTTTGGCGATGGATGAATTTTGTTGGATGGGTTGCTATCAAATAAACCTATAGGAATTGAACCTAAATTAATCCGGCGGTTGCCGGATTAATTATCAAAAAGCCTAGGGGTTGAATCCTAGGCTTTTTGATAGTAATGAGTCTTAATTCTTTCGTATCATTTTAATCACAACACCCGCGCTGGCTAGATATGCGGGGTTACGCAATAACAACACTTTAAAGTTAACATAGTTGAAAACATTGCTACAACTTAAAATATGAGTAAGCCCAAAATTACTGAGACTGATATCTCTAAACTAACTCCCGATCCTAACAATGCCCGCAAAAGAACGCCCTTATCAGCAAGCGTTATTAGGAAATCAATTGAACAATTCGGGATGACTCGGAGTATTGTCCTTGATGAGAATGGGGTGATTTTAGCGGGTAACGGGGCGTTTGAGGAGGCGGGTCAATTAGGTATTGAAAGGGTGATCGTCGTCGAGACAACAGGTAATGAGATAGTGGCGGTGAAACGGACTAATCTTACTGCTGAACAGAAAACTCAATATGCGATCGCTGATAATACGGCATCTGATTTCTCGACTTGGGACTTTGATATTTTGAGTGAGTTAACTCAGGAAGTTGATCTATCTGAGTTTTTCCCTGATGATAAATTAAATGAATTATTGGAACAGTTGGGTAAAGGTGAAAGTTTTGGAGTTACTGAACAAGGGGAAGAAAACGAGGAAGAAATTGCTGAACTTCTGGATAAGGTAGATGAGATTGAGTCACGGGTTAAGTTGGGTGAAATATGGCAGTTAGGACGACATAAAATATGCGCGGGTGATTCTACTATCGAGAGGAATGTTAGGGCTTTGTTGGGGGATAGCAAGGCGGTATTAGTCCATGCAGATCCACCTTATGGAATGGGTAAGGAAAAAGATGGAGTTCTGAATGATAATCTCTACCGAGAAAAGTTAGATGATTTTCAGATGAAATGGATCAGGGCTTGTCGTGGGAATGTAGAAGATAATGGCAGTTTTTATATTTGGGGTAATGCTGAGGATTTGTGGCGGTTATGGTATTCGGGCGGGTTGAAAGATAGTGAGAGGTTGACTTTTAGGAATGAGATTGTTTGGGATAAAGCAAATGCGTCAGGATTGTATGATGGGAACGGCATAGGATCATCTATAGGAAGACAGTTTGCTAACATCTCAGAACGCTGTTTATTTTATATGGTTGGTGAGCAGGGATTTAATAATAATGCTGATAATTATTGGGAAGGATGGGAACCAATCAGGCTATACCTTGATAATGAGCGCAAGAAATCAGGGTTAACAACGGCACAATGTAACAAGATTTGTGGCAAACAGAATATGACTCAATCTGCTTTTACAAAAGGTGGTTTTAGACTGATTTTAGAGGAGGATTATACTGCTTTACGGAGCGCAGCAAAAGGCGAAGCCTTTAAACGGGAATATGACGAACTTAAAAAGGAATATGACAAACTTAAAAAGGAATATGACAAACTTAAAAAGGAATATTATGCCACCCGTGCCTATTTCAATAATACCCACGAAAACATGACCGATGTATGGGAATATCCCAGAGTTCAGGGTGAGGAGCGATGGGGTCACGCCACACCCAAACCCGTTGATATGATTGCCAGAATTTATAAAAGTAGTTCACCCGATGATGGGATTATTTATTCACCATTTTTAGGGTCTGGGACGGATATTATTGCTGGTGAGAAATCAGGAGGCGATCGCACCGTCGCAGGATTCGAGTTATCACCCGCATATTGTGAAATTATCTGTCAAAGATTTTCCAAACTAACAGGAATTGAGCCTAAACTAATCGGAAAATTGCCAGATTAATTAATATTAATTGTGATATAATGTTAATAGAAGTTGCCCTTCGCGGTACGTCAAATACCCAAGGGCTGTAACACTGGCATACAATATCACCATGACTAATTTTAACACTGAAACTGCGATCGCGCTACTTGACTCTGTAGATGATTTTCCAGTGAGCTTTGATGACGCTTGGAGATGGTTGGGATACGAGAGCAAAAGTGATTGTTCAGAAAAAATAAAAAACTATCACATGGTTTCTTCTGTCAAATACGCGGACGGTTATTCAGTTAAGAGATTTAAAAAACCAGAAGATAGTCGCTACAAGCATCATATATTTTTAACTGTTGATGCCTTTCGTTTCCTTGGTGGGATGACAAACACATCTCAAGCTAGTCGATGTGAAAGTATTATTTTGAGTGTCATTGATTTGCCAAGTAGAAGAAAGAAATACTCGCACGATTCAGATAGTTAACTTAACACCCTTTAGCATCCAATCCAGGGGTGTAATCGCCATAGCTTTAATCGGGAAATTGTTAGACTAATTAATATTAACTGTGATATAATATTAATAGTAAACGCCCTTCGCGATGCTGAAACATCCAAGGGCTGTAAACCTAACTAACAGGATCACAATGATTGATTTTAGCAAAGAACTAGCTCTAAGTTTACTCGGTTCCGGTAAAGAATACCCCGTTGATTTTGAAGACGCTTGGCAATGGTTAGGATATTCTAGTAAGCAATCTGCCAAAAAGAAGCTAACTCGCAACTTTGAGGAAGGTGAAGACTACTTAATTGAATCTGTCACTGTTTCACATGAAGGGAAGACAACTGCATCAAGAACCGAAATCATCAAACTTTCAGTTGAATGCTTTAATAAATTAAAAGCATCTAAACAGGATAAACGCTTTGGTGAGGAGAAACGAATACAAAAAACATTGCAAGAAAATTGGGGCGGAGATGTGGAAGTTATAACCCCTGTGGGGCGGATTGACCTTTTAACGCCTACCGCAATTGTTGAGATAAAAGATGTTCGACAGTGGAAGTCTGCATTGGGTCAGATACTTGTTTATCACAATTACTATCCTAGCCATGAAATGATTTTAGTTCTCTTTGGTGCGTCTCATTCTAGCTTCAAGGAAATTGTTGAACACCACTGCTCAAAATTTAATATAAAAACAATATGGCATAACAAATAATCACCCGGATGAGTGTCGCTCACAGTAACGGTTTGACCGCTTCTCGTACTGAGTCAATCTTCTTAACTGTTGATTGTTTCAAAGCGTTGGGGATGATGGCGGGTACAGAAAAGGGGCGGGAGACTCGACAATATTTCCTCCGGTGCGAAAAGGAATTAAAATATTCTAAGTCCACTGGTGGGATGAACCTATTAGACAAACCCTCACCTCAGTTGATTAGTGATGCGATTATGGCAGTCTTCCGACCTACCAATGTTGACCCAACACTTGTCTCAGGGATTATTGCCAACAATATCGCTAAAACTTATCCGGCGTTGGCTCCTGCGATGGAAGAAGCCAAAAAACATCTAACCGTCGAAGTTGAGGGAAAACTTCTCACGCCCACCGAACTCGGATTAATTTTAGAACAGCGCACTGGACAAAAACACTCGGCGCAACGGGTCAACAAACTATTAGCCGAGAATGGATTGCAAACTCCTAACCCCACGGGGAAAGATCCGGCTTGGGTTCCAACTCCAGAGGGGAGTGCTTTTTCCAAACTATTACTTGCAGCGCAGAAGGGCGTTAAGGATGCGACTAGACAACATTTGCAGTGGTTTGAATCCGTTGTAGATGTTTTGGCTTAGGGTAGAAGGATGAAATAGTATGGTGTCCGCCAAGACAAATAGATCTCAAAAATAGCGAAAATCTATATGTGTTGTGGAAATATATATAGAAAAGTGGTATCTTCTATATATGTCAACTAAAAACCCCAGGGCTTGAATCCTGGGGTTTTTACTATTAAATCTCTTGTATTTTACCTATTCGATACTGGGAGTTAACGATATTTTATTCCCAATATTGTACGGGGTGCGATAACCGGAAAACGACACATCCCCAGACAAGCAGAATGTAACGTGGTTCTCGCCTTCACTGGATCTTGACGATTCCCACATAGACCGTACCCACGTAACCAACAATTCTCTAGTTTCTTTGTCCAGATATTCTAAGTCATCTATCAAGATGATCGGGTTATGGCTCAAGAGATATTTTTCAATGAAGTCACTCATTTTTATGAGTGCGCCATAGTTGTTTTTTTCAAGAAAATTAATTACTTCATTCTCGGTAATGGTATCAGCTAAAAACGAATCTTGAAACAACTCATGGATTAGTTCATTTGCCCAATATTGAGAGTCAATACCAAGGCAACTAATAAATATCACCTCACGCCCGGTTTCTCGCAATCTTTCAGCAGTTCGGACAAGTAGACTTGACTTTCCTGAGCCATTGGATTCAAGAATATGGCAGTACCGACCATCTGAAAGGAGGTTGTATAACTCATCGTCACAATGGCGTTTGATGTAGCGTGTATCTTCTAAACAAATCATTTTTCTTGCTCCGTGTGATTGTGTATTAACCGATTAACAATATCGCTCCGGGTTCCCTCCCCCTGAGCTACCAAGGCATCTAGTTTGGTCAGTAGCTCAGGTTCTATGCCAAACGAGGTTTTGATTCGCTTGACTGCTCCTATTGGCTTTCTACCAGCGTAGGGGTAGGAGCCACCCCGTCCGATGTATTTGGACTTCATTTTCTTACTTTGTTTGCATCTTCTTCGGATGATGGTAGCCAACCGTGACCCCAAGGCTCGTATCCGCCTCGCCACACTTTTAGTGTTTCCCCGTTAGCTAATGTCGCAATACCTTCTTGACAACCATAGCTATGATTCCATGTGATTTTACTAATGATGTTTCCATTGGGAGTTGTTTGAGTATTCATTGCGTCGTGTCCTCTGTGCGTTGTGTTTTTACCTTGATCTATTTATATCATAGGGGTTTTAGATTTGTCAAGCATTAATCTAAAATTCCTTCTGGGACTGGGTTAGACACCAAAAAACACGGGTTTTGACCCCGTGCCTTTTGGTTGTTATGTGGCGATCGCCTAATTCCCTGACTCAATAGACCAACTAGAATAAGCCTCGATATCGTAGAAGCGGTCGTCTATTAAGGTTTGATCCTCAATATCCCTATAGTTTTCTGCCATGATTTCAAACATCCGAGCAAACGGGTCAATGTCTAGGGAAGTTTTGCCGTCCGTCATCAGAACGTAGGAATGGGCATCAAGCCAGTTGGCAAGTTCTGGACTAATCCATCGGGCAACCTTAACCGCCAGTAATGGATGTCCCCATGTTCCCTGCTCCCTATTGTCTGAAAATTTCCCTTTCACAACCTCTAAGAGTGATTCCTCAGATGTGAGGGAATTAGACAGGGCATCCATTTCAGCCTTTGAGGATTTCAGTCGTAACCAGTTATCAAGTCTTGTGTTGTAGGCTTTGCACATTTGAGTCAGGTTCACATACCCATCTGACTCCCGAACAGAAATCTTAATCCCTTCAAACTGAAGTGGAACAATTTTGCTATTATGATTCATAGTTGACCTGCTGTATAGGTTGGCTCACGTCCCCGAATGTTTCCGCATTGCGGGGACACTTATTATTATAACAATTTTATTAATAGAAATAGTCGATATTAAAAACCCCAGGGGTTGAATCCTGGGGTTTTTGTCGTTGGGAGTGCGATCGCTTAATCTTTTTCCTTATCTTGCCTGTCTTTCTCCCGTCGCCTTTCGGCGCACAGGCGTTTTTGTTCGCGCCGATTTTCCTTTTGTTCTGGGGTTAAGTTGGCAAGGTAGCGTTTCCGCCGTTCCCTTGCCTTCTCCGTACCCTCGTATTTCAGATCCCGATCCTTGCCCTTCTGGGTTGCCTTGTATCTTTGTTGGGCTTCCCAGATGGAGGGTTTCCAGTCTTCGGTCATGTGATAAACCAGTAATATTTCTTTAACCCTGTACTTCTCCCGTTATTGGGGCAATCCTCACCCATAACGAGGTTTCCGTCATTGGTGGGATAACCGTCTTCAGTTTCCCCGACTATTGAGAGCATGGCTCTATTTAGTGTGGAGACTGAGCAAATAACGTCCTTTTCTTCTTTCAGTTTTTGGGCTAATTCTTTGGTAGAAACCCCGTCAATCCATCCGGGGTCGCTGTCAATTATCCCCTTAATTGTTGTTTTTAATTGCTCTGCTTTCATCTGTCCTCTGTTTGCGTGTTTACTGAATCCCTAGCCGCTTGATGTTTGGCTAGGGTGTGGGGATGGTTAATTGTTTACAAGACTCATAGCTTCTTTCATGCTAAAGAAATAAGTATCGCGGGGGGATTTCAACCCTTTGATCCAAAACCCGTGTCCTTTATTCCATCCATATAATACGTTGTAACCCGCTTTACGAAGTGCTAACAGTGCCTTGAGTGCGTGTTGATATCTTTTTTTGTCCTGGTTTTCTTCGAGTCGAATTAAATCTACATCGGGCGTGAAAACCTCAACTGTTTCTGTTTGCTCAACAACTTCTTTAGGTGCTTCGACAATGTATTGAATCGTCATTGTTTCACCGTCGTATAAATACTCGTCACCAACTTTTAGATCGGGAAGATGACCAATAAACTGAATGCCTACAAGGTATGTCCGTGATGACATTTTCCAGCTAACCACAGCAACCCTTTTTCCTGCTTCGGTGGAGAATTTTTTAGCTAGTTCGCCAGCTTCTTGTTTCCGTGTTTCAACCGCTTCTTGAATTTGACTTTTGTAGATTGCCATTTGATTTGTCCTTTGCTTGTGTGTTTATTGAATCCCTAGCCGTTTGATGTTTGGCTAGGGTGCGGGGTTTAATTAATCGTCATCTTCATCTATAAATACAGGAGTTGGGATTAATCCCCGTTGTGCATCCATCATCACTTTTTCTGCTTTTTCAATTGAATCAAAGCGTTGTTTGCCTTCAATGTTTTTGATTAAAAATCCGGTAGCTCTTTGAACGACGTTATACCAAATAGCATATCCATCCTGGTATTCGTCCTCACAAACCTTGTAATCATCGGTTCGGGGTAGTGTTAACTCAGGGTAAGACTCTATTTTTCCAATGTGACGTTCAATCTCTTGATCAATATTGCCGTGTAGATAAGAAACAAAGCCTTCAAGTGTAAATTCTTTTAATGTATTCCATGCTCCGTACCGCCAAACTGTAGCCCACTTACTTACAAAATCTTCGCTCATAGCTCCATAGATTTCTGTGTATTTTTGTGTGGATTCTTTCTTGTCAAAGATCGTGGTCATTTGATTTGTCCTTTGCTTTTGCGTGTTTCAATAATCTAAATATAGTAGACTTACGGCTATATGTCAAGCGTTTTTATAAAATATTTTTTAGATTGACTGAACCCCTTGCTATGTAAGGAGTTCAGTCTTTTGGTTAATCCTCAAATTTTGCCTTGAGAGCCAGCATAGCCTTTTTCTTCTTATGCCTTAAATAAGATTCGGCATCGGTCAATTTCCTGCCTGGAAAAATAGACGGTCTCCCTATAGGCTTAGGATCAGTTTTGGGATGAATTCTCGGTCTTCCCACGGGCTTAGGATCGGAGGTTTGGGACGCTCCGCAGGGGGTACAGCGCCACTTTTGCCGACCAGTATGCACCCCATTTTTTTTCATCCTATGCCCACACTTCGGACATGGCGGGTTTTCTTTATCGCTCATTGATTGATCCTTCATTGATTGATCCTTGATGTTTACCTAATACAATTGCAGCCGGATAAATTGCCATGTAGTCCAATCCTGAAACATTTATTTTTTGCTGTTCAATTAAAGTAAAGATTGCAAACCAGAAGATTTTTTCAGTTAGCCCTAAATCTTCTTGAGCTTTTGACGGATTAATAAAAAATACCCTTTTCCCAACACATTGAGGGATTAGCCAATTTTCCACAATAGCAATCGCATTCTCTAATTCCTGATTGATCATAATTAATCAACTTAAAACTATTGTTTTATTATATAATATAAGTAGTTTTTAAACCGTATATTATGGCACTAGCTGAATCAATAAATATTAGGGTTGAAAATAATTTAACCACACTTTTGAATCCGACTCAGGATTATATGCTTATTGGGGGTGTGGCTTCTAATCTTCTATCAACGGACGGCTATCTAACTATTAGACCGTTTCTGTTTAATGCAAAGATTGAACGGGGTAATCCGTGGCAATTACAAACCAAAGTTTTCTTGTCTAGCGGGTCTAAGCTAGATTGCTTGGTTTCAGATGTTCCTATTAATCTGATCTGGGATTCTGACGGGATTAATAATTGGGATTCTGACAATGTTGAGGGATGGAACTCCCCATCTCCTGGATATGGTTCGACTTTGCTAAACTTAACTGTAGCTGCTATTTAAGGAATTTAATTATGCACATGGCGACGCAAACTAATATCGCTGCAATCGTGGCATTAAACATCACGACTTTAGAGGATGGGATTATCTTTTGGGCGCGAGCCGAAAAGACGTGGCTCGGACTAGATAAAACATCCACCGCAACTGCTAATAGTAAATCGTGCTACACAGCAACGGGTGGGACTGGTCGCTGGTTTGTTTCTAGTGATACTGAAGTTTCTGCTAACACTTTGCCGACGGGTGCGGCTGCCACCGGAACCCGTTGGCGGTATCAGGAGAATAACGCCGTCAATAGTTATGATTCAGTTATTAGTTACATCTACAACGGCACAACATGGGTAGAAGTAGACACAAGAATGAGACTCCACACCGGAACCCCCGACAGCTTGAGTAAAACTCCTAACTCGAATCGGGAGTCTTGGAAGGATACGTCAACGGGAATAGTTTATACCGCTTTCAATGGCGGTTGGGTGGCAGGAGGTGGCTCTAGTTGATGCTTCAATTCACCTGTGGAAGTTCTTTGGCTTTGGATTTGACCCCGTTTGACGGGGTTGTGATCGGCTATCACTGGCAACCTTTTAATCAAGATGGCACGAAGAACTCTCTGAATTTCCCTAATAAAATCATCCGAGCGCAGTTTTTATATGGCAACAAACATCACAAACCCTGCCCATTTTCCGGTTGTGATTCAATTATTGAATGGGTGCATAGAAGGGTTGAGAGATTTCCACAGATCACTGAGTGGGTGTTAGTAAATGAGTGGAGCGATGACCTTGGGGTTCCGTATCCCAACTATTCCCTCGATAGTTTAAAGCGTTATTGTGAAGCTGCCTATACTGCTAATCCTAGCGCGCGAATAATTTTAGGAGATTTCAGACCACATCTTCTGAATAAATGGCGTGCGATCGCTAATATCTGCCACGAACTAGCTAAGGATTTTCCGGTAGAAGTTGGGATTCAAACTCACATCAAAAGCTATAACGCTCCCGTTATTTTGGCTCGTCTCCCTGAAATAATTGGGATGTTTGGCGATATTCCGGTACATTTTATTGAGGCGAGTTTGTGGTATAAGTCGGATCTTGATAAACTCGCCTGTGATTTCTTATGGAGGGAGTTGGAAGCGATCGCAAATAATCACCAAATCAAATCATTTTGTAATTGGTGGCTGTGTTCTGAGGATGCGGAGGTTGGGCGGCGGATGCCTACTTTTGAAAACTTGCAGTTATATTCAAGCACTTGGTTGATCAATTAAACACATACCATGGGTAGCGTAATATTCTGGTAATTCAGGCTCAATACTATAGTCCGACAATTCAATAACCCCATTATTACAAGCTATTATTTTATCTACGCTTGGATATTCTCCTTCTGTCTTATTACCTAGTATTAATACACTGTTTTTTTGTCCCATTTTAACAATTGAATGTCTCTGTACAATATAATTGTCCATAAAAACACTGTCTAATATATTCATTGATTCAATATCTACCAAGTAAATTCTAGCGATATTATAATAATCTCCGGTCACTCCATCTATAAATGGTGCATCTCCACCGTTTGCAAGAATAAGTAACTGAGTATCATCTTCTATTAAAAAGGTTTGAATATTTTTTGACGTGTTACCAGTAGACGAAGGAAATGTGTCAACAAAGTCCCCTGAAATTATATTGGCATTTTCATCAATTACTTGAATAAATAGTGTGGAAGTAGTACCACCATCTTGTGGCATGGTTTCTGTTAGCCGAGAAAAGTTATATATTAAAATAATTTGACCAGGTTTTTTCTGTATATTAAAATCCATCAAGCCAACGGCGAAAGCATCGCCAGGAAATTCAGGAAACCCTATTTGAAAACTTCTTAATAATATGGAGTCACTATAAAAAGAATCTTCTGTTTCAATGGTTGAAATATTGTATATATTTGCTAACACATTTACGATCATATACTTTTTAGTGATATTATCTTCAGGTATCCATTCCCATACAAGATAAATTTCTGTTCTGATAGCAAGGATATTACCATCATCCAACAATACCTCAAGATGTTTATTGTAAATACCACCATCAACATTTTCGGGAACAAAGCTGCGTGTTGAGTTAAAATCTATATCACGGCTTGTAGTAAATTGATAATTGGAATCAAAATATATCAATTTACCTCTTAATGTTTGATATGATTCACCATTTTTTGTATATCTGTTAAAACCTGAGTTTGGCAACATCAAAAACAATATTGAATTTTGGGAAACAAGATGTGATGTACTCGTTCTATAGGCATAAGAAGTTTGACCATTATCTTCCAATCGGACGGGCATAGTAAAACTATCTCCCACTTTTTCAATATTTAATTTTTTTATTTTTAGAAAAATTCCACGCCAAGTAAATTGTTTCACTACACCATTTTCATCAACTAAGGGTGAATCGTAACATAAAAAGAAATATTCTTTAGACAATTTTATAAAATTTATAGGGTAAAAAAGTTCAGTATAGCCAAACGTATCGTGCAACCTAGCATCAGGTAAAGGTATTTTTGATTCTATCTTTATTTTTTTGTCACTTGATTGATTTATTATCCTTGTTTCTAAAAAAGTATCTTGCTGCATATAGTTATCAAAAAACAATATGATCCTGTGATACCTTAAAGCTGATGTCTTGAATTTAAAAGCACCATTAATTTTCATACTACTATTATCTCACTACTGTCAAAATAGATATATGTTTCTATTGTATCATAAGCTGGAGACAAAAAGATTGGGGCTGTATATCCATGAGCAAAAGCCACTAATGAATCATTGTCTTTGTCAACAGAAAACAAAAATAATATATTAGCTTTATTGTCATCTCCCCCTACATACTGAACCCCCGTAGATAACTGCATAGACACCCAAGGAGTAAAAGTGGAGACTGTGTTAACAACCTGGATATTTGTATAGTCAACCGTAGTAACGGATTTAGTTATAAGTCCAGATAAAAGGTCGCTAGACTTGGTTAATATAATCCCGTTATCATCTACCACAAACGAAGCTAAAGATTGAGAGGTGACACCAAACCCCGTAAACCAATCAACATCCGAACTAAACCATGTCATGCACTCCCTAGAGAAGCAGTCCAAAGGGGGAGCCGTGGTAACATTCCGATCTGTTTTATCGTAATTAGAAACGGTTATAATCTCGTTTTGCTCATCTCCAATTCTGAACAAAAACAATGACTTTGCTTTATTAATCTTGTTTTTATCTATCTTAACCGAATCATTATAGCCAACATAAACGGGGGATGATTCCGGTCGGGTGTAGGCAAAGGGGTTCTTAATTGATATTGTCCCTATAGGTGCTTCTAAAAATTCGGCTTCAGTGTTGAGGCATAACCATTCTGAGTTAGTTGTTGAATGAAACATGGGGACAATCGTTGATATTCCCAACCCATAACTAGCACTTGAATCCCATTGTTTCTTGGCAACTAACTCCAAAAATTCAATCGTTGGCAGTAGAGAAACCGAGCTAACATAATCAGTTGTTGTTGACATTGCGATCGCCCTCCCCTAATTTCTTTTCCACGCTTTCCTGCAATCTTCAGAAGTGAACTTATATAGCGTTCCGTTGTCACGAGATGCCTCCCCTCCTTTCTGACCTATTTCAGTTATATGGTCTTTGTTCTGAGATGTTTTTGTTCCGCCTTCACTGCAATCCTCAGAAGTGAACTTATATAGCGTCCCGTTGTCACGAGATGCCTTCCCGCCTTTGCTAGAAATCTCTCGACGTTTTTCTGGACTCATAGCAGCAAATCCATATTTCTTTTTCTTATTTTCTGGTTCCATAATTAATAAATTTAAGTTAATATTATTTTAACACAAATATTTTATTATAAAAAAAAGTATCTGAGTTTGTAGAGCATCTCAGATACTTTTAAACAACCACACGCACTAGGAGTAAACAACAATGATTATACAACAACTTTGTCTGTTTGAAACACAACCATCACTAATTGATTCAAACGAAAATTATACCCCATCTGATTTGATTGATTTAGTCCATAAGTTTTATGGATTTCCTGAATTAGACCCTTTTAGCTGTGAACAAGCTAATCAAATTATTAAAGCTCAAAAGATATTTACAATTCAAGATGATGGATTTAAACAGAACTGGAGACGGGCTAAAACACTCTGGTTGAACCCTCCCTACAGCGCGGGATTTATTGAGAAGGTTGTCGATAAATTGATTGCAACATTGAACGAGACTGAAGCGGAAGCATTCTTGTTAACCAATACCGACAACAGTACGGTTTGGTACAAAAAGGCTTTGAATCGGTGCGATCGCTTCTGCCTACCGTCAACTCGGTTAACTTTTTATTCCCCAAAACGGGCGCAGGATGGGAAGAAACAAAACCAAAACCGATTCTCCCAAACTCTATTTTATTTTGGATTGCAACCTCAAAGATTTGAGGAAATTTTTGAGGGTTGGGGAACTGTTTGCCAGACTTCCAAATGGTAAAAAATAACCCCTGTAAATTAATTTACAGGGGTTTAAAGTTTTAGCTATTAATCACTGGTTATATATCGCCACGACTGACCTCGCGCCGAAGATCCAGGTCTTTATTTAAAACAAATACTCCATCTTGGAGTTCAATCAAATAGCCTGGTTTCAGTGCTTCAAAGATAGATCCTTGACACCGATCTGCTTTTTTATAATCCCCTGTAGACGCTAACTTGCCTTCCACGAAATTCAGAAAACCATCTTTGTTAAAGATTTTAATATCTCTCATTTGCTTTGTCCTTTATCAATCATTAATTTAGGGTGCTTTTTATTTGTTGAAACTTAACCTATAAAGTAATCGTTTTTCCTGTTAAAAGATTTTCGAGAGCAACTCGATTTTCCATTAGGTGAATGGACTCTCCATCAAGACACTGAGATCCTATCTCGCCCTTTCTAATTTTCAAACAGTGGCTTGTTTTATTTGTCATTACCACCACAGGAATAGGGGGATAAGGTGGGGCTACTATGTATGCCGATAATTTCATAATTATTGATTTAGTCCTCTGCGCTAACTCCTATTATAGTACAAATCAAACCCTCAATATCTCCGCCTTAAATATTCTGCCAATAATAACGCCTCTGCCCTCCCGTGATGTTTTTCGAGTTTAAGATTGTTAGTTTCACCTGGAAACATCTGCAACGCCATCACCCTTGACGCTTTCTTATCTTTTCCTATTAGGCTGTAGTGCTTTTTCCATGCCTGGGGAGTAACAAACTCCATCGGGATTCCTAGCGTTGCAATAATCCCAAGCCAAATCCCAAAACCCATCCCAAAGTTAAAAGTAGAAGATACCCCTTGCTTGGGCATTGCATGAACATTCTCAATAATTAGGTGAGTATTGATGGTGATCATTTCCTTCAGTCCAGATGCCATTAATGTCGGGTTGGGGCGTATCTTTCCACTAATCTTAATCACTGGACAGTCGAGAAATTTAACCTCACCATTAGAAATCCTACACACTGCCCCCGTCGCTCCGGGGTCAATTCCGATAAATGTTTTAGTCATTATCCGTTGTTGTTTGTAAATAGTTGATAACAGATGGGCTATAGTCAGATATTAAAATTCTTTCAATTGCCCAAGAGAAGTTGTATTTATCAATTTTTTCACCAAGTCTTCTGCTTAGAATTTTAAATATTATTCTGATTTTATCGCCAATATAAGCAGATCCATAATTTAGATTTTTGGCAATCTCAGGATAAGTATTGTCGTTTAATATTCCCTCGAGAATCTTTCTAGTCAAGCTATCAAGATGTTTTCCGGTCTCGGAAAATACCAAACTATCAACCAACCAGATATATTCTAACTGTTCCCTAGTCACCTATAAAATCTCCCTCCGCATGGTAGATCCCATTATGAATTTTAAAACCTTCAATATTCTCGGTTTCAATATCCGAAAAACTTACCCGTTCACTAACCATCCAGATTAGTAATTTTTCTAAAGTGTCAAAAGCTGGAAGGTGTGGCAGTTCAAGCCTTAATCTATCGGGTGTTCCAAAAGCACCTTTAAAGTGAGTGCTGAATTTAAAGATAGAATAATGGCGATCGCTTACCCCTCTTGATATTTTTTCCACTTCATCGAGTAGGCATCCTAAGTTTTCCATCCTAAGTTTTCCATCCTTTCTTAGCACTGTTGGCATCCGCAAAAGCTATATGATCTCGCGTTACCTGCCACTTGTAACGAGGTCTTAGTCCCTCTCCAATCCTAACACAATCCGAGTCTGTATCAGTCAAAGGAATCGCGCCGTTCTGATATTTAAACAGGGCTTTTGTTACCCAGTTAATATCAGTTAATTGTTGATTTCCCCCGCGCTTTTTTGCTGTCTCAACAACTAATTCCGCGATCTCTGGATAATCTAATTTTAATTTTGCTTTTGCCATTAAGACTCCTGTTCGTTATCTATGGTTTTCTTCATTCCTGAGTTAACAGGTGTTAGTCCCTCTCGCCACGCCAACCATCGGGTTTGCTGGTTTAGTTTGGAGGCGTTATAGTCTTCTAGGGTGATGTTCCAATCCTCAATAGGGGAATAGTTTTAATTTTTTATTATTTTAGATTGGAAAAAGAAATAGCTAATGTATTTTTTATCCCACCATATAAATCATAAAATTCGACAATTATTGATTCATTTGGTTTCATCACTCGATAACTTCTATCAAAATATCCTGAACAATAGTCTGTACCGTAATCTTTTTTACAAATAACACGAAAAGGGATATCTGAAGTGATGTTTAATTGTTGAGGTATATCTAAAGGATTTTTTATTATGTATTGTGTTTTTTTGTTTTTTGATATAAAAACTAGATAATTTCCTGAACGATTAAATATCGTTCTATTTTCATTAGCTAAACATAAATTAGCAAAAGATATGCTCAATAATGTAACAGTCAATAGTGATAAAAACAGTTTTTTCATTATTTTTTCTTGTTTTGTTTTATTGTAATTTTACCATTATTTTACTACATATCAGGTAAAAAGTTTACACTTCTGAAACCATTAATTTCCTTGATTAGTTTTTGACCTAAACCAAAATTTTGCAATTCATCAAATATTAACTCAGTATTTTCAGCATTCAAACCGAATTGAGTTCTGAGTGATGACTTGCGGTAACAGTCACGGGCGGGTATAGGTTCACCCTTAAATATTTCTTTGATAAAATTAAACACCGCTTGAGCTGATGGTGAAAGTGTTTTATCCGGCAATACTTTATTGGCTGTACCATTCCACGAAGGTTTATATTTGGCTTGTAATTCAGATTCAAGGCTTAAACGCTTTTGCTCGTCCCAACCTTTTGTAATATAAAAAGCAACCTTCACAGATAGATTACCAACAGATTCAAGATGTTTCTTGACGTGATGTTCCCAATCACCTCGATTATTCCAACGCCTCCAAAGGTCTTTAGATTGACCTATATAGAGGGGATTTTGATAGCCGTCAACAAATACACAGTATACCCCTGCTTCGTGTTGTGGTAGCCACTGTAAACCACTGGGATAATCAATAGATTGCCATGTGTTGCAATCTAATGGGTTTATTGATTGCAGTACACTAGGAACATCTTTTTCAATCTTAGGGAGTGAAACCGTCTTAACGTCTATGGGTTTGTTTAAAAAATTAGGATTCAATAAACCTTCGGGGGCATTGCCTTTTTTCCTATACTCAACATGATGTTTGTGGGTTGGATGTTCGGCGATTTGATGTTGATTTGATCCACAAACAACAACAGGATAGGGAGCATTTTGGATATATTGAAATTCATGGGTGTCGTGCTTCCATAGATTTTGAATTTCATTCCTAGCACTAGCGCCACAGAGGATTAAAAGGAAATTATTTCTAAACTTACCATCAATCCCTATGGCTTCAGTATTATGAGATTGCATAAAACCGATTAAACAAATATCAAATTTCCTGGCGTTAGAAAGTTTCCGAATCGCATAAGTAAAGGTCTTAACTCTTTTTTCTTTGCTTTGTAATGGTTTGATAATATCTAATTGTGCTAACTCGGACATCGTGTCGTTAATCTCATCTAAACAAATTATTATAGAATGCCCGTCTTTTTCTTTCCGGTTTTCAACTTCTTCAATCAACCAGCACAAAATCTGATAAATTGTTTCAACATCTGATTCAATTCTGGGAAATCCCATCTGTTCCCAAATGGGATTCTTAGAAGCATGAATATCCAAAACAATCACTTCGGCGGGTCTATGTTGAGTCAATTTACCAATCACGAAACCAGCGCCTAGAGATGTTTTTGCGCTCCCAGAATTTCCCCCGATCAATATTCCCGAAGATTCATCTGCTAATTTATCCCAATTATAAAAGTTTAAGGTATTATCAGAGGGAATTTCACAGGGGACGAACGACAATCCATCAGAAGGAATATTATAATTATCTTGATTATATTCTGTAGAAATCTCTCGGTCTAAAACCATTAATTGATTCCGGCGAAGATTCCTTTCATTATCTTCTGGTTGGTTTTGTGGCGATGGTGGTGATGGTGGCAATATTTGATTATGGTTTTTGATTGGCGCGATCGCCTGTTGGCTTTCGTCTAAATATTTAATATCTCTAATTTTTTCTAATTCATATTCCATACCTAAACGTCGCAAAAATATAGCCTCGGTTTGTTCCTCTAATTTGGCTTGCAACTTAGATGATTTTTCTGCCTGACACCCCATCACCCAACCCGCAACAGATAACACCGCACCAGCAGATGTTCCAACTATCCCTAATTGTGGGTTTTTGTTGATTGCCAAAGGTGAGAGAATTGCCAGACTACAGCCAGCAATAGTTAGACCTATTGACCATGTTGACAGGTGAGGATTTTTTAAATGTTCAGGGGTGTTATTCATTGTTTCCTTGAGGTAAAGAGAAAAATATCCAACATGAAACCGTTATTGTTAATAATAAAATCCACAATAATAATCTTAAGACTATCCAAGATTGTCCTATTCCTAAAGCGTAAAATATGCCAATCAATAAAGATATTGCACCGAATATCAACTCATCAGAATCGGTTGATTGTTGATTCTCTGATAACAAATAAACTGCCACGCCACCAACAATTGAACCCAGATAAAGACAAATTGATAATACTCTAACCTCTGGATAAGTTAGTGCGAAATGTGACAGTAAAAAGGAACAAGATAAACCTGTTCCAAAGATTGAAAACTTTTTGACTTTCCATAGTTTCATGTTCTGATTGGGGGATGTTTCACCCCCAAATAAATTTACAGTTTCATTGAGTTTTCAATTTTGTCCAACTGCTTCATCATCGCAACAGCCCCCGCATTTTCGTTAGCATAGTTACCAACAGCTTGCATTAAATATACAGCTTGAGTGTCAAGTTGTTTCTGAGTATTCAACTTTTCAGTAAAGCGTTTTAGAGAACCTTCAGCCACACCTTTAACATATTGTTGGTCAGCTTCGTACCATTCAGTCCGTGCTTTATCAACCTTCAATTGAGCTTCAACAATTATCTTTTTATTGGATGCTGCTTTAATCGCATTCTCGGCGATAATCTTAGCTCCCTTAGCCTCATTCTCGGAGGGGTTGACTCGGTCGGGAATGTTGAATTGTTGGTCAAAATCATCGGTTCCTGCATAGCTGCGTTCACGGGTATAGGGGGTGATATCACCTTTTCCGGTAGGGGTCATCACTTTAGAGAAATTAGCACCCGTGCCAGCTTCTTTGATAATGTTTCCGGTTGAAAATCGACTGCGTAACCCGTCTAGTTTAGTTGCCATTGATTTTACTCCACTCATTAAGTAATTGTTTTTTACAACCTTCACCACCTTTAGCTTTTAGGCATTTTTCATACCCTGAAAGATTGGCTACAGCTACAAACTTCTGAAATTCCTCTGTTGGTTTATTTGTTAATCTGACAACTTCAGAAGTTATCAAGCCAACTAACAATAAACTCAACAGAGCCATTGACCAATTGAAAACGTGAAACCCTGTTATCTGGGGGGAGGTCTGGGTTTCAGATTGTTGTAAATACATTTAGTTTGTCTCCAATTTCTGACTGTTTGCATCTAAATACCCCGCTATCGCACCACCAATAAACCCTGCCAGATGACCTTCCCAACTAATCCCTTGCGCAACCGATGGCAGCATTCCGCCGATTAAACCTTGAAATATTACCCAAGTGATTGTTGCACATACCAAATTAGGGAAATCCAACCGGAATATAGCTGACAAAAGGCAAAATCCAAAAAATCCATATATCACCCCGCTTGCTCCTATATGATTTGAACCAGGTTGACCAAAGAACCAAACACCAAAGCCTTCAATTATTGAAATCAGCCAAAAGTTGTAATTAAATTTTCCAGGGGCTTTGAAAATTGTCAAAGTTGCCAATGGCAAATATCCGACTGTGTTCCCTATCAAGTGTTGGGGATCTCCGTGTAGGAATGGCGAGGTTATAATTCCCAACATTCCTATACCTTCCACTCCTGGTCTGATTCCAAAATAATCAAATCCGGGGAAAAACATCTCTAAAGCCCACATTATTCCCAGATAGGTAGCTGCACACTTAAAATCTTTCAACATGGATTTACCAGTCTAAAATTATCGAACCCGGTGTTTGATTTTGTGGTGATTGTGTTTGGCGTTGGTTTGGTAAACTTAGTTTTCCAGAATAGAGGAAAAAAGCCAAGGCAACTAACGCAATACCACCCCAAATTAAATTCTGTTTGTTTTTTTCCATATTTTCCTTTGTTGTTTATCTGTTCGTTTTGAATTGTTCATAATATCGGTTACAAACAATGTTGTTATGGATTGCAACTAACGGGGGAATTGTTAGGTAAATAAAAATTCCAAAAATCATCCATTGGATAATAAATCTATGGTTTATCGTTATCACAAATCCCCCTCTATATAAGCTCGACAAAAGGCTCCGGTATTGTCTGGGGTGCGATTATCGGTAATATCTGCACCCCCTCTCTTTAGGCAAATAAAATAAGTTAAGAACCAAACTACTATCCAAAACATCATTTCTTTGCGTGTGTAAAAATTCCACATTGGTTTCTGTGATGTTTCAATTCTTGTTTAAATCAATAATAAAAACCATCAGTTTCGATTATTGATAATCACAGGTGGGGATGGTTGACTAGGACGTTCAACATACCTTGCACCCCCCATAACAATCGGAGATATAAAAATCAAAAATATAAATCCTAGTGGTATCCACAAGATATCTGAAGACCAACCCCCAGATTTAATGTTTTGATTGGGTTGTTGTTGGCAATTATTAAAAGGTTGTTGCTGGTAGTTTTGACCAGGAGCTTCATAATAGTTGACTTCGATTTTTGGCTTACTCATGATTTTCTCCTTTTAATTATTAAAAAATTAATCGTTTCTGATGTTGTAAACAGTCGGTGCATTTCCTTGAGGAACAGAATAAGCACCTGAAGGCATTGCAGTAGGATTTATTTGTGGTCTTGCTAAAAAGTTTTGCAAAACTAAGCCTCCAACAATTCCTAAAACTAACCACTGCCAACCTTTTAATTTGTCAAAGATATTGTCTTTCATTGTTTCATCCTCTCCTAATAGTTCGTTGATTAATGCTAATTTTTCATAATCTTTATCAGAACAAACTTTCTGAGATAAGATTCTTTTTTTCATCTGTTTAAGCTCAGAAGAACTTAAAGATGATTGTGTTTTGACTCCCGATGTTGAATCTGTAACCTGGTAATCCTGAATCACCGTATCCGCGTTCTGCAATCTCTGGATTCTGTTGATACTGATGTGGTTCATATTCTTGAGTTTCTTGAGGTAATGTGTACTCGTATTCTTGGGTTACAGTTCTGCGGTTTCGGCATGGACTTTGTGGCATGGTTTCTGTTTGCAAATAAGCATCTTGGTAGGTATACCCTTGGGGTAATTCAGATGCCATAGCTTGACCTGTCACGGATGTGACCAAGCACAAGACAAGGCTTGTGCCAAGTTGTGCCATGTTTTTTACCGGAATCACCGTACCACATGACAGGTTGTCGTGAACCAACGGGAGAAGAATTGTATCCATCATTTTGAGTCCTTTTCAATGAGATTAATAAACTGGTTTCTTGCAGAGAGTAGACTGCAAATCCCGTTAGCATTTGCTTGAATCATCCAGAGGGCTAACCCGCCACCAATACCTGTTCCAATTATCAAGAGTATGATTGTATTTATCATTGATTTCTTGATGTTGTTTGCTGTTTTTACGATAGATGACACCATGATTAAACCCTGATTATTGAACTAACAAATCCCTCCGTGCATAAGAAAAACTACTTCGGGATATTGTTTTTTAATTGGTTTATTTGCCCTCCGGCAATGCAAAGTAACCGAGTACGTTTTCACTTCCGGTAAGTTGAAATCGATCTGCTCTTTCGACCTCTCGAATCTCGGCATCAATAATCATTCCCACCTGATTGAAACAGGTTGTTACTTTTGCAAATTCAAAGCCTTGGGCAAAATGTTCTAAGACTTTATCCTGTAGTTTTTCCGCAGCCAGTTCAACAACCTTGGGGGCTATTTGTTCGGCTAGATTGTCAGCCATTTTGTCGATTGTTTCAGCCATTGATCCAGCCGCGTGTTCGGCTTTTCCGCCCGTTTTCTTTTGCTGTGATTGCAGGTCTTTAACGTACTTTTCAACAGCTTGGGAGACAGATAACGAGTGAGTTTGTTGTATCGCGATGATTGAGGAAAGAATCGCTACCATCCCATTTTGAGGAACATTTGTTGCGTCAAAATGGAAATTTTCTACCAGAGAGGAAATGATTAATCTAGCTCTTTCTGGTTTGACTTTAACCGCAGAGGCGATCGCGTCAAGGTCGTAGTTTTGTTGAGTTTGTGCTGTCATAGTCCTCTTAATTTAATGTCGTTTAAAATCCGTTCACGGGTTCGAGTTCTTGCCCTGTTTTTGTACTCGATTAACTTGCTTGCAGCATCAGCCGAAATCATGCCGTCATTGGGTTGAAAATCAAATTCCTCTGGGCTTAAAACGCCTCGGAGGTCTTGACATAGGGTTCGGAGATAATTAACCGAAACTCCTAAACTCTCGGCTACCTGCTCACGGGTAAAATGGGTAATTTCCTCAATACTTGCGCTCCGCATAAATGATTACAAATCGTTTGGTTTCTGTTTGTTAAGCGAAATGAAACGCTTGACTAACAACAACAATAAACCCCCTACAGAGAGGGGGTCAATGTCATTTCGTCACTGGATGTCATTCTGTCACTAATTACTCATTGTTTGAGCTAACAAAGATAGGTGACGACGGAAAACAACGTATTTAGGAGCGTTGTTATTGGAGTTGTTTTGATGTCTAAAAACCGTTCTCCGGTCGGCTCCTGTCTGAATGCAAATCCAATCAATAGATTTATTGTATTTGCTTACAAATTCCTGAACCGATAGTTCGGTTGATGTTTGATATACCATTGTAATAGCCTCCAAGTTGTGCTTAGTCGTGAACTTGTGGGTGGGATTGATCGGCTGTTATCCGATCAATCCCCTTTAAGTTTAAATTCGTGAATTTCGCCACGCTTCTATGCTTTCCCAACCGATAGGGATCAATGGGATTAAGTTGCTTGGTTTATAGCATTTCTCATGAATCCGTCCAGCCTCTATACTGAATGACCTGGTACTCGGCGGGATCTCTTTTCCACACTCTACACAAACAACAGACTCGGGTTTGTAAGCAGTGGGATTCATTAGGTCTTTAAGCTCCTCTGGAGATGGGGTATATTCGTCGATATCCCATTCATCATCGCTATAGTTATCCATGTTCATTTGACTTGTTTTAAGGTGGGGTTGGGATTGAGGTGAGAGGGGTTGGAGCCTTCTCGCCTCTTTTAGCGTGATTAAAATATTGTACACTGAACAGTAACAATAATGGAACAATATGGCAAGCGACAAGAAAAACAGAATTAACTCAACGCTCCCGGAATTCCATCGGAAATGGTTAAAGGTATGGGCTTTCCTGAAGTGCACCACGCCGACCGCATTGGCTGGCAATATTCTCCAGGCTAGGATCGAAGCTAACCTAGACTTGATTAGTCGGATGTTAGCAGAAAGGTCTGAAGATTTGGGGATATCTTCAGACGAGTTAATCAATCGGATTTTGGATGAATAGCTAAAACAAACTTAATTGACCCTCATTAGCAACCGCTTTACGTTTTGGATTGTTCCACGATTCCCCACGACTGTTGACACAGTTTCGCCAGTCGGGATAGGTTCTGAATGGTTGTTTCAGAGCCACAAATTTCGGAACGAGTTTCAATTCCTCAAGCCAGATTTTATAAGGGGAATATTCTCTGGCTCCGAATGGATACCGCGCATTGACATATTCCCGTGCGTCTTGTGGGTTAATTTCTTGACCGAGGCAAGCGCATTGTGCTTCATATTCAAGGAGGGAGTTTGCAATCTTTGATATTGAACAATCGCGCCAAGACATTGATTTTTTCATTACTTAACAAGTGTGGGACTAAAATCAACCTCACAATCCAAGTCCCAAAATAGATTGGCAGAGGTTCTATATAGGCAAAAAACACGGTCACTCTCAAGATCAATTAAGTAACATTCTTGCCTTTTGTCTTCCTGGTTCCAATGTTCGCCCGTTGATTGGCAGTCATTGGGGTCAATTAATTGACTTTCTAATTTGCGACGATCCTCTATTCTTAACATCCGAGAATCAAACCCTCGTTTTTCAACAGATGACAGCCAATTGTATAATCGTCGAGACCCAGTAACTTTAATCATTTAATTACCCTCCGAACTAGGATAGTTAAGCCAATACCAAAACGTGATTAATTGATAGTTGGCTGGGTTTCTGTGGCGGATAATATTACGCCATAGTCTGAAGTTAGTCTTGTAGTCATGTGACCCGTCGCGCCATAAGTTAATTAGATTCATGCTGTCCTTTACTTTCTAGGGTTTAGCGATCGCCTATAAATTGCCATCGCTCTAATGTGGTTTGGATCATTGATATTTTCATGACACTGAATCCAATTTCTTATCAGCGTCAAATTGTACAAATATCCCGCCCGATTCCCGCCAGGGCGTTTGTAATAATGAATTTTGTCAATCCATTTTTTACGATAATGTTTGACGGAATCGGCACTCCTCAGTCCCAAGAGTTGGGCGGCTTCCGTCTTGGAGCCAAATTCGTAGGCTGCAATCATAAACCTTGAATCCTTAACTGAATAGGAACCTCGTTAATCTCCAACAATCCTTTTTTAGAAAGTTTTGCCAATTCAACCTGAACATCTTGCACGTCGAATTTAATTTCTTTCTCCTTCCCCAATGGAGTTACGCCAGAACAGTCAAGTATTGTGATCAGATTTTCTGGTGTAACTTCTAAATCTTTATTGCAGCCATAAAGAAGACGAAGCATATAGAGAATGTAGACAGATTTGTTTATTCCCCCTGCTATTAAATCCGATTGCAAATTATAAACAGATTGGACTAATTTACCCTGTTCATTCATCACTGTCCCCATATTTTTCTCTGGGAATTGGACAATATTTTCTTCCGTCGCCTCTGCATTTCCTAGCGAATACTCTCCCACAAACATGGTTTTCCTCCTATTTAGTAAATGCAATCTTGGCATCCCAGAGGGTTTGAAGCCACTGGTTTTGAGTTGGCATTAAGTGTTCGTTATTTTTGAATGGATAGGGGAATATTCTCCTTGCTATTTTAGACGCTAGGATCGCGTCTTTTTTAGAGTGAAAATACCCTGGGAAACATCGCCCCGATGCCAAGTGAGTGACACCCCAATAATCGTCATCAAGTCGGTTAACGGCTAACCATTTACGGACTGTTGCCTTTATTTTCCAGCGCCCATAAATAGTATGGGTTACAATCGTTTTTCTCATGACTCAACCCTTGTTCTTGTGATAACTGAAACGGGAACTCCGTCCCAATCTTCCTGGATATAGTATCTACCAGTGCCAGATTTGTTCATTTCCTCGCACTTTTTCCGAGCTTGATTAAATCTCGGATAAGACGCGATAATAACGCCTTTTCCTAGTTCCCAAATCGCGTAGCCCTTCTGTTTACTCATTACCTTTCTGTATTCGTCTTAGTGTTAATTTGGCATATTCAATGGCAAAAAATATGCCCCCCTCATACTGTTCTATGAGGTGTTCTGCAAACTCCTGATTTAGAGTTGGCAATTTGCAAAACAATTGTTGATAAATTTCCTCCGGTTGTGAGGTTTTTTTTGCTGACCGGAATGATGGGGCGACCCTACCGTAATCGGCAGGGAGTTCCCCGACTCGCTTCCACTGGAAAAGCGTGGCTCTCCCTATCCCAAGATTTCGAGATATCTCCGTCAGGCTTTTGCCCGACTTAATAGCTTCGTAAGCTATTTTCCTAATTTCTGGAGAATAACGCTTCGTACTTGACATCTGGTTTCTGGTTAATGGTTATTGGGTTAAAAAAAGGGTGTAACTAGAGGGCTTTCCACCCCAGGAGATTCTTACTTACAAACACAATTAAATGATCTTTGTCTGGACATCACCTCCTTTCTGTCTTAAATTTATTCAACACTCTGAAATATAGGTATAAGCATCATTTTGAAACTGCTCATTTTCCCGCAAAGATTGATGGTACTCTCCCATCTTTTTCAATGCGTGACCAAAATGTTTTAATGTCCCTCCCTCAAGTTTTATTAAATAAGATCCATTGTTGTTGAAATAATTAGGAAATCTCGATGAAATTGGACTATACCAATACAAATACATTTCATCATCTCCAATGAGCAGACCGATGTCACCTTGAAACATTTTTTCATCTTCATCAGAAAAGTCTTCAACCTTTTCTAATGTTTCGGATTTGATCGTGTGACACAAAAACGTAACGTCCGATACTATACTTGTGTCAATCTCTATGTCTAAAATGCCTGTTGTGGCTTCTAATGTCAGGTTGCTTCCCTGACTTAATAAATTTATTAAAACCTGTAATTGTGGTGTTAGCATACATCTCCAAGTGATAAAACATAAACTTCTGTCCCTTGTTCAATTGTTCCTTCGCTCCATTCAGGCTTGGGGATTCCCTTAGAGATTCCCAACAATTCAACAGTTATCGAGGGGACGCTGTTGCCGTATCCGTTGGTAAATCGGATATGGGTTAGTGGCTTATTGAATCGGGATTGATAGTAAGGTTTAATCTCCCGATATTCCTCTAGCTTCACGCCGGAGGCTATCATGTCAAACCACTTTTTCTTGATGGCTAGAGTTAAGGTTTTCATAACCCTTTTCCTGCTCTCATAAGTTCATTGATCCAGCGAGTGCGATCGCGCCCCGCTTGTTGACCATCTTCATAACACCCTTGATCAAGGTGTGCTATTACTTCATCCCCTTTCAGGAGCCACCATTTCCGGTGATAAGGGACAGAACCCGTAGCGGTTCCCCAGAGTTCAACGCCTTCGGGCATCGCGTAATAATCTTTGTCGTAATTTGAAGCCACCCGTCTAATTTCTGATGCGTTCATAATTCTCTTATTTATGCTGGGTTTTGAATTGGGGGAATTTCACCCCCTGAGTTAATCAGTCAAGAACCAAGGCAATTGTTAACCTGAGTTTTAGTCTTCGATAATTTTGATGCCGAAGTATTTCTCAAAATTTTCGTAGTCGTCAGATTCGCGGATATAAATATCTAATCCGTTACCGTTTTGGACAAAACCTCGGATATCCTTTGTTCCTTCTGGTAGATCATCCTCACCACCCAATAGGCAGGAATATCGGATTTCCTCTATATATTCGTCTTCGGTTAATTCAGCACCTTTACTTGATTGATATTCCCCATCTGTTGATGTAGGAGTAATTGAGTAGAAATATTTCGGCATAACTTTCCTGGTTTCTTTTGTGTAGAGTGGTTTGAATTGGGGGAATTTCACCCCCAGGAGTTGTTTAGAAATCAATACCCGCAGCCGCCAATGCCTCTAAGTCACTAACAGGGGGTAATGCTGCCATAATTTGATCGGGTTGGATCAATGGGCG